TCTCTCTCGAGACTTTCCCCGTTTCGCTAAGGTGCCGGTGCACAGCCGGTACAGAGCTCCAAATGTTCCCAAGAACGTAGTGACATTGTTAAGAGGTCACATTCGGAGGGACTCCAGAGGAGATGCACCGGTCGCCGTCGACCACCAACCGAAACTCGATGAGGATAGGCGGTCAGCCTACCTTCGTTCTCATGCACTACTGCTCAACCGAGCGCGTAGTAGGAACAGGACCCAACTGCGTACCACATGTTGGTGACAGTCGTCGCCGTAATCGTAGGAGTCAGAGTGGTGCCAGGAAAAGCCTGGACACGAAGACAACCCTGGACCTTGGTCCCTGTACCATTCACAATCTGGTAGATCACAGAGCAGTCACCCAGTGCGGGGACGGGTGAGTAACTGGCTGTAAGGCCAGTACCCGTCACCTCGAACCAGATGATCCCTTCGAACCTTTGATTGAACGTGGCCACTTGACTGGTGTAGCTGAACGGATACGCGCCCTGCGCATCCACGCTCAACGCGCCAAACAGGTGGGTTGCGTCCATCCCAGAAGTGGAGACAGAGGCCCCCCCTACAAGCCCCTGGATCTGTGGGGTGTAGAGTTCCACGATATAAGCGACTTCGACGATACCTAGGGTGGCTGCTGCGGCACCTTCAGTGCACACATGGAGTCTCCCGAGGTCCAGCGTTTTGATATCGTATGTGGTTCCGGGTAGCCCGACACGGGTATACCGGGACCTGGACCGGTCTCCCTGACCGAGATCTAGGGTCAGAGAGGTCGGATTCCAAACCACATCCGAGGCCGAATCGTGATAGGACAGAGCATCGAACTGATTGCTCGGGGCATCATCGGCCGCATCAAAGTCAAACGCCAGAATCACCTTCCCTGCCGCCGAAGTGGCGGCCTGGGGCCGGTAACGGAAGGTCAGCGACCGGAACTTATAAGTCTCGTAGCGAGCTCCAATTGGGGCAAGCCAGGGGAAGCAAGACGCAACCCCCGGATTGACACTAAAGGAACTCACCGCGAACGAGGTTCCGGTGGTGACCACCGAAGTAAAGGCCTCAGTGTGGGTGATAACGGCACAGTTCTTGTCAGACCTGACAAGTGGGTTAGGGCGTGGCCCTTGCGGGGACGCCTTAGCAACGTACGCGACAACGGATTTCTTTGGACTCTTTGAATTCTTCTGCTGCTTCTTCATGGCTCTTGTATTGGATCCATCCGAGCAGGATGGACTATACATCCAGCTACAACTGCAGATCGCAGAGGCGCCGTGTAGTCTCTCGGCATTCTTGATAGCACGGAATTATTAAGTGCACCCTCCCTGACATCGGCACGAAGGCCAACTAGTCGGGGTATCACACCGTTTTGGGCTATTACATAGCTGAACCCAATGGAAGGTTTAACGACATTTCCAGGTCGGCAGCAGGTAACTAGGTCAACTCGATCAGTTCGGGGGGGACCGCGTCTCCACCCAACTCAAGTTCGCGTAAAGCAACTTGTGTATACCGCGATAAGGCTCCACCGAGGCCCGAAAGGCCCTCAATGTGGAGCGGTCGGGAGGTCGTACTGAAACGATCATCTCCGGATCTCTTGAGTGTATAGAGAAGGACATAAGGGCGGACTGGACCGGTCTGTCCGAATCCATGGCGAGAGTCTCTCCTTCCCCTAAGGGTGTGTAGAGTCTGCCGGAAGAGTCCGCAGGCCCCCACATGGCTCGAGTTTCAAAGTGTCCGAAATGGTACAGATGTCGAACTGGCATCTTCGCGCTAGATGGCACAACTATCCCCCTGAAAGGCCTAAACTTCTCGAACTCGCCCTCAAACGGCTGCCTCGCGGCACGCCGTAGGAAGTGGCCGAACCTGCGCTGGAACGGTGTGAACCGCACCATCGGCCGCGGGCCCTCGGAAGTCTGGCGTACGGAGGTCTCCAACCTCGGATCGAGGTGGAAGCCTAAACCCCCGTACAATGGATCAAGAAAGAGAGAATAGTTCCCCGATTGGGTGAGATCGTCGATGACCTCGCGATTGTAGTGAAGAAACCTCTCGTGTGCCCGGACCGGGTCCACGGCACCACGAATTACCTCGTTGTAGTAGGACCAGATCGGGGAAACCTGAGTCTCGGACCGACCTGAGAGCTTTGACTGACCAGTCAAAAGCCCAACATTGAGGTACCCACATTCGTGGAAGGTAACTCCATCCCAGAGGAAGCCGGTTGAGTTCACGGTCAGGAACCTTTTGGAAACATAGTTCTTGCCGAGGGACAGCTCGAAACCAACCTCATGGATATTCTTCAACCACATCCGATAGAACTCCTCGTTGCACCGGAAGAGGATATCATCGCCATTCACGAGAACAGGCAAGGATCGCGCGGAGACCGAGTGCCCCAAGAAGGACTCCAGGGTCATCCAGTAACAGACGAGATTCACTGCGCAGAGGATCGGAAAGCTGAGGGTGCTACCCATCAGCTGGCCAGTCCGTTGTAGTGTAGGGTCTAACTCGCCCGACTTGTTCATCGTGGGTGGATAGTGCAGCTCCTGTTCATACAGTACGTCCCGGAGGGAGTTCTTGTCCTCCTCGGCGAGACCCGACTGGCAGAGGGCCTTCTCAAAAGCCAGCTTGGTGTAAGCCAACTTGAGATTGTCGGTTGCGGCACTATAATCTCCGCTCACCCAGAGCGGAAAATCTAGCTTCAAAGCGCGTTCCCGGTCCAAAAGGGAATGTAAGTCCTGAATCGTGACAGGATGGTGCGTAAGGTCAAACTGAGGGAACCTCTTCATATAGCCCCAGAGCTCCTTCTGGAAGAAGCGACTGAAGTAATAGCGGAAGGGCTCTCCTTTCGTTATAAGACGGACCTTGAGTGGCTCAAGCACTGCCTGGACCATGACGGGGACCTCCGGCCTCCGCCGGATCTCCGTCCGAATGTCACGAATATCAGGAGTCGAAGGACTCCCCCTCACCTCCCGGATGACTCCGGGACGTTCCTCATACATCTCGAGTAGATCACTCGAGACAATCTGAGAAGGAAACACGGTAGCCCCCCTTCGGTCAGTCTTCAATTGACCGAAGAGAGTTGTTGCACGAATGAACTCCCGTGCACCGCCCTGGGATCTAGTCACTCCCCATGCGGCCGAGGTCGATGCCTCGAACAATTTTGGCTGTTGCTGTGGTAGATCCTTGAAGAAGCGGACGAAGTAGGGCTCGAAATAGCCCAGCTTCTCCACCTTGACTTCCTTGGTCAGGGCCGTCCGATGCTTGATCATGGCATCGTGAATAAAAGATTCAGGAACGACCTCTGCCCCACGCTTCACTCCCTGGAGGATCCCCAGAACTAGTCTGAGATTCTTCACAGTCTGTGCGTGGAGGCGATTCTTGAGCATTCGCTTCATACCACCCGTGTACAGGAGGGCCTCTCCCTGGGACATATCGGAAGAACTGCCGAATGTCTTACCCGGAAAATAGCTCGCGCACGGTGGCGGTGGCAGCTCCGTCAACACCGATTTCTCGGTGTTCCGGAGATAGGCTGCCATTGGGTAGACCACCCAAAACTTCGCGTTCTTGACGAAGTCCGCCATCGGCCAACTCAACATCTGCCTAAAAGCAGATAACTGAGAACGAAGAGGAGTACGGAGGACTTTCTGAGAGAGCGAGTCCATCATTACTTCAAGCCCCGAACGAGCTAGCTTGAGCGCGTGCGGTAAGACCTTTGGAAAGGCATACCGACGCGTCCCCTTTATGGTAGGCTTTGTCCTCGTCACGCCGAGGAAATCCATTAGACCAGCCGACTCAAGAGTCAGCTGGGTTCTGGATCCCTCGTCTAGAATGACGAAGGACTGGTCGGTGTCGGGATTCTCCCTACATAGACCGCCTAAGACCCCATCGAGAAAGACGAGACCACACTGGCACTGTGCCAAGTGGGATCGTGCGCCTTGTGATGATTCATTGTTCATGATGAGTC